GTGAGTCCTTCCTAGCATACGGCAGCAAAGAACGCTCCAACGCCGCATCTTACGGACGCGCTAACGGCTGGAAAATCATCACACGCATTGAGCAACGCGCATCAATGGAAAAAAACGCTATGATCTATCGTGTCTGGAAAGTAGCCCCATCACTCAGAAAACGGTAAAGAAAGAAAGAAAGGGAGAAGATTTTGCGAAATCTTTTCCCTCTCTCGTTCCTCGATTCACCCTAAATCTACCGCTTTGAGCAAAAGAAAGAAAGAAAGAAAGACAGGCCGACACATCGACACTCGTACCTCAGTCGATGTGTCAGGCCCTGTAGATTCCGTGCCGCGAAGAAATTGAGTGCAAGCACACAGGTTTTCTTTTGCTTGACGAATCAGAGATTCGCACACATTTCCAAGTGTGAAAATGCTTCACAAAATCTGAGGCCCAAGGGCCAAAGAACAGAATGAGTTTTGAATTACCCCGATCAAAGATCGGTCAAAACACAGAGATAAAGTGTCCAGACTCACAGGCACAGACACACTCACCACAGCCAAACGCAAACACCACACCAAGAACAACGGCAGCAACCCGCAAACGGCCCACCCAGAACAGAAGGAAGGGGTACTACGGTGAGCCTTTACTTGCGCCTTGGCTACAAAACTTCTTACCCGAAACCCAACCTCAATCTAGAAAGGATTGACCATGAAATACCTATTTACAGACGCAGACAACTTGCCTGTCACAGTTACGTTTACAGTTTCACAACTGCGACAACTACACAAATTCTTCGAATCAACAGACTTTCTAAAAGATAAAGGTTATCAACATTATGTAATAGAAAGTATTGCTTATGATCTTGCTAATATAATTACCGAAGAAGTGCCAAACGCAGTTAATCGCTTTAACAACTCACTCAAGCCAACGGAGGATACCAATTCTTGATTCTTTACCTACCACAACCACCGATGCGTGGGCCTTTCCTGTAGCCTTTGAACCTGTCTTTGATGAAAGGGGACAGGAACTACCCAAGCTACGCAATCTTATTCGCACAGATACCAATGAGTCTCTTGGCGTACACAAAAGCAAGTATCAACTTATTACCCATGACACTGCTTACAATGCACTTATGGATAGCATCAAAGACGCTAATGTAAGCCAAGACTACAGCGTAACGACTCATGTAATAGATAATGGCGCCAAAATGCGTATGGAGATACTATTCAATGACATTGCTATCCCTGACCCAGAAGTAGGCGACTACATTAAGGCTAGAGTACAAGGTTACAATTCATATGACGGTTCATGGGCATTTCAACAAATGACAGAAGCCTTCCGTCTATGGTGCAAAAACGGTTGCACAACACCAGATACCATCGCCAAAACTTGGGCGAAACACACAACAAATGTAGATGTTCAATCATCAGCACAGAAAATTACCGACGGTATAGAAATGTTCCAAAACAATAAGGGTGTTTGGCAGATGTACCGCGAAACACCTGTTACTACAGAGCAAGCAGAAAACTTGTTTAAGAAAACAGTATGCAAAGTAAATCACAAAGCATCACACGAAAAGTTCAACGATAAGCAATTGCAAAATCTTATCGGTGGCTTTGACAATGAGCGCAGCCACTTAGGTAATACCCAATGGGCTTTGTATAATTGTCTCACTAGCTGGGCCACTCACACTGAGGGCTTACGCTCACCCGAAAACGCTAAACGTCAACGAGAAGCACAGCTTATCAAAGCGTTTAACTCTAAATACTGGAAGGAAATCGCCTAATGTATAACTTAAATATACATAACATTACTGAGATTAAATTAGAGGTTACTAAATTGTTTAACAATTTTAGTAGCCGCAATCTTCTAATCAAAGTTACGGACTCAGAAGGTCAAGAACGCATACATAAAATAGGTCTGTATGGAGTTTCACAAGCAGACTTAATTCCAACTGTAAGTACAGAAGTAGTAGAAAATTATACGGAGGATGAAGATGACTACAGTGGCCCCGATACTTAATCTGCAAAACATTCCATTTATTGCAGATGTTATCGCGCCTATGCTACCTTGGCCGACTCACATAGTTGAGTTGGCCGACAAAATGGCAGAGGTAAACAAGGACTTTGACAAAGAAAAGTTCCTTAAACGTGCAATCAAAAACTGGGAGAACCAATATGTCCCGCCAGCAGTCGATGACTCCATACCTTACTGACGAGTTAGAAACTTGCAACCAATGCTTGGGTGATGGATACATCACAGTATCCCGCCCAGTATCAATGTCGTTCAGTGTAGCCAATGGTTACATTGACACGACTTCACTTAAATGTCGTAACTGTGCTGGTACAGGCGGCGTTCCCAAACAGGAGAACTACAATGAATAGTGACATTTTATTGCTTGTAAACAAGCACTTAGAAGTAATGGTTTCAGCCGAAGTGCAAAAGCAATTGGTTGATTACAAAGCAGACAATGTAACTGATCAAGACACTCAATTAACTAGCGCGCAAGAAAGCGAAGTTGATACTATGATTCGTGATATAATTAATAATGAGTTGACCATATCAGCAGATCACATATAGGTTGACATACTGACTGCAACAATGCAGTTACATAGTATGAAAAATTATCTTGACACACTAAAAGCAAAAGCAGAGGCGCATAACGTGTCTCTGCTTGAATCATTCAAACTAGCAAACGTACCAACTTCAACTTACTACCGAGCAGTTAATGGCAAGACAGACTTAAGATATGACACCGCAATAAAAGTGAATCAGGCTATTGAAAACTTTTACACACTTCAAAGAATCCATCACGATACCGCAGCATTACAACGAGCTGATAGAATCCTTGGCCCATGTGCGAAATGAACGTGGCATTAGTCAAGAAAAATTAGCACACAGTATTGGTTGCACAGTATCATTGATTCATAAATGGGAAACGCATAAGCGTATTCCATCAGGGTTTATGTTAATGTGTTGGCTGGATGCTTTAGGATATGAAATCGAAATTAAAAAGCGGGAAAGCTAAGTGTGATAATTGTGAAGACATAACTAAATGGTTTGTAGCTATACTTCGCAACCATCCTACAAGAAATAATAAACACTGGTACATCTGCCTTAACTGTTACGAGCGAGACATATGGCAAACAAAAATAAGTCAAAAGGAACCTACCATGAAAAGTGGTTCATCAAATGGCTTGAAAAAATCGGCATCGACTGTGAACGCCAGCCCCTCTCAGGAGCATTGGGAGGCAAGTATAGAGGCGACATTAAACTCAACCTCATGGGACACGAACTGGTAGGGGAGGTAAAGTATCGTGACCTAAGTAATTTTCCTAGTCCTTTCAGTGTCTTAGACCAGAGGGACATAGCTTTCTACAAAAGAAAGAAGGGCGATCCGCAAGTAGTTGTCATACTAAGCGGAGAAACATTCATCAAACTCATGGAGAACACACATGAAATACACAAGACAGGATCAGATTGAAGAAAACGCAAAAGCCTTTCTTAAAGAAAACCCAAGGGCATTTGGTTTGTTCTGTCAATTTACTTTCGAAGCTATTGATAAGGGCTTTGAAACCTACAGTGCTTACGCAATATGTGAGCGCATGCGTTGGGAAATGACATTCTTTAGTGACACCCCAACAGAATTTAAACTCAACAATAATTACCGTCCGTATTTTGCGCGATGGTTTATGCAAACTTACCCACAATTCGATGGGTTTTTTCGCTTACGCAAACTAACAAGCAAAGATCATGAGCCTGTTACTTTGCCCGAACTAACACCAGCAGATTTCCCTTATATCTAATGGCGTTTAAACATATGGCTCTTGCCATGAGTAGCAAGGTTGGCGATCCGCTTGCCAAGCTACTCCTTATCGCCCTTGCTGATCGTGCTGACAAAGAAACTAATCAATGTTGGCCTAGCTATGCTCGACTCTGTGCTGATACAGAAATGAGCATGGCAACTGTAACCCGTAAGTTGTCATACCTAGAAGAACACAGCTTTATCTACAGACAGAAACGCAAGAATATGTCCACGCTCTATACGCTCAGAGTGAGCACACCCGATGCTCACGTAGAGCGTAGGGATACTCACACAGAGCATAGCAGTACACTCCCTGTGAGCATAGAACCTATCAATGATAACCTACCAATAAAACCTACCAATAGAATTATAGTTATGAATGAGTTTAACTTTGATGATTTCTGGCATGTGTATCCACGTAAGATCGCTAAGAACGCAGCGCGTAGAGCCTATGACTCTGCGCTAAAGAAAGTTACCGCCGATGAAATACTCTCAGCGGTAAAAATTTTTAGTGCCAATTCTCGCAGCACTGAAAAGCAATACATTCCGCATCCTTCTACATGGCTTAATGGTGAGCGATGGTTAGATGATGTGGCTGATGAAACATGGGGAAACCTCAATGAACTATGAACAACGCATTACTCACATCAAGCAGTGGTTTAAATCTTCTGTGCTTACTAGGTTCACACCGCCAAATGGTGTGGACCCACTCATTGTTGCCGTTGATACTATCGAAGCTATCAATGCTAACATTCCTGCCGATGCAGACCAACGCCTTGTTGACCATTACTTAGAGTCAATCATCAAAGAAACTACACGCAATGCCAAGTCTCGCACGTTGCCTGTTATTGAGAAGTTTACGACTGCTGCCAAGGGCGTGTCTCACAGAGCCTCAGACGTACTTGTTATTGACGGGCCGGCTACTCGGGTAGACAGGGAGTACATAATTACAGAAGGCCGTGTAAAGCGCGGAGAAGCTATCTGTGAAAGCTACTTGTCTGGTCACAAGCGACAGACTTTGCTCATGACTACCTCAGTAGAGCAAAAAGATTTAGATAAATATCTTGCACCTGCTGCACGTATGCAGTACAACAAAGAAGGGGAGAACAACACATGATACGCACAGGATTTATAGGTGGCTCAGATTGCGTCAAGATTATGCAAGGCAACTGGCATGAGCTTTGGCAAATAAAAACAGGTAAGATAGATGCCCCTGATCTATCGAATAATATAGCAGTACAACTAGGCACATATACAGAGCAGTTTAATTTAGAATGGTTTGAAAAAGAGCATGATGTTAGACTAGGCAATCATCAGTTAGAAATAGAAGAAGAAATGTATCACACTAATGGGTCTATACCCATCAAAGGCACAATAGATGCAATGATAAAAGGCAAACAACCTTGCATAGTAGAAGCAAAACACACCAATGCGTTTAATACTATGGAAGGTATCATAGAATATTATATGCCGCAGATACAATGTTACCTGTGGCTAATGAGAAGCAACGTAAACTACGCAAATATATCAGGGTGCCACCTGTCAGTATTGTTTGGAAATAGTAAATGGGAATCTGCATATGTTGCAGCAGATAAAGAGTATCAAAGTAATATGTGGAAAGTGGTCGCAGATTTCTGGGGTTACGTTAGTGATGACAAAGAGCCAGATCATATTAATAAACCGCCCACAATCTCCCAAGATAAAATTGAGGTCAACGGAATGGTACGCAGGGATGCCAGCAAAGACAACGGATTTGTCAGCGCAGCCTTCGATTACATCAAGTTCAAAGATGAAGCCAAGCTATTTGAAGCTAGTAAAAAAGACTTAAAATCTATGGTCAACGATGATGAACGCGAAGTGTATAGCGATGTTATATCTATCAAGAGAAGTAAGAACGGCGCACTTAGAATTGTAGAGACAAAACAATGACAGACATACCTTTGCCAAGATACAAATATAATAAATGGAAAACTTTGCTTTTAACAATGAGCATAGGCGATAGCCATGTATGCAAAAACGGAACAGAAAAAGAAGGCATGAAACGAGCAGCTAAAAGATTAGGTTATAAAGTAATTAGCAGAAAGCTAGATGACCTACCAAGAATGGAAGCCAGCTATGAGGTTTGGCGAACAGTCTAATTGTGGGGGGCAACGGCTCCCCACATGACACCAATAAAGGAGAACACCAGTGTCAAACAATTTAGATTTATGGAACGCAGTCGAAACTTCCGACCCTAAGTACCTAAAGAAAGTTAGCTTTGGGTCACGATCATTCACTGCGATTGATCCAATGTATCAAGTGCGTTGTGCTACAGAACAGTTCGGCCCTGTCGGAGACGGGTGGGGATGGCACAACGAAACCCAAGTAGTTAATGTTAGCAATGGAGACAGCGCAGTTCTTGCTCATGTTTCTATCTGGCATGGCTCACCAGCAAATGTCTTTGGCCCCTTCACAGGATGCCGTAAGTTCTTTGATTCTACTAAAGGTAGGATGGCAGAAGATGCACCGAAGATGGCTATTACTGATGGCTTAACCAAGGCGTTGTCGCATCTTGGCTTTAATGCTGATGTGTTCTTAGGCAAGATGGATGGTAATAAGTATGCCGCCCCAGAAAAGGAAGGATGGTAAATCCAGACAGGCATATGATTAGACAAGTACCCTGTCCTAAGTGCGGTGCAAGGGCAGGGGCTTATTGTGGGCCAAAAGAAAGAAAGCGTAACCACAATGAAAGACTACAAGCAGCGCAGAAATACTTTAACAAAGGAGCCAGAAGCGTGGCAGAACATGACAACACTAACAGAGGCGCAGCGTTTAAGCCTTTCCCTCAACAGCAAATGATATTGCAGGGTAAAATAAATACCAACGGGCAAGATGCAAACATAGTATTAGTTAAGACTTCTACTAAAGCAGGAAAGCCACTCATTGAAGTCTACGAAAAGCGTGGCGTTCTCTTTGAGAATAACAAAGAAGGCAATGAGGGTAGGCCAGATTACACAGGGCCATGGCAAGAAGATGCGCCAACACCTATGCGACTAGCAGCATGGCGCAAAAACAAAGACGGCAATCCATACATGAGTATGGAAGTGTCAGAACAACAGCAGAAAAACGGTGTTGATTTTGACAAAACTAAATCGGTTCCAGATTTGTCCTTGAAAGATGATGAGATTCCGTTTTAGAATATAACTGTTCTCCACTAGGGGCTGTGCCTTTGACAAGCATGGCCCCTTATTTTTTAACCAGAGAGGATACCACATGGAAACTTGGGCAGAGATACGCGCTCGTCACCGCAGAGAAAAAATAGAATTACTGCAAACATTAGCGCAATCCAGCTTTAGCTATCGTAGCGCATCAGAAATTCTAGAAACGCCAGAGGAAAACGTGCGAAGTTTAGCAAGGCATTACAAAGTAATCTTTCAAACACATAAATCTAACGAAAGGAAAGTAAGATACCATGACGAATCAAATGCTTGAGTTTGAAAGACTGCAACATAAACTAGGCAAACGAGAAGTCCTGCCATGTGATCGCCGCAAAGAACACGTTAAACAAAACAGGCTTACATGCCAGCAAAAAATAATCTTACAATCTTTAAACCAACTTGGAGAAGCAACTGCGTTTCAACTTATTGAAGCTAAGAATCTAAACGCTCACTCAGTTACATCACACATAACACACTTAGCTAATGCAAACCTTGTTGAGAAAGTACGCAGAGTTCCTGCACCTAAAGACCCAACTAAAAAAAGATCAGGCAATGCTGATTGTTGGGTTTATAAGATTACAAAGTTAGCGCAGGGGGCGGTCGCTTAGTTTGGTATTGCTAATAACACCCTCAGATAAGGCAGGGCCTACTCTGTGTCTGATAAAAGCACAGCTTCCAGCCTTGTGACTTATCATAGGCTCACTGGATTAGCTACCCAGTGAGTCTTTTTCTAAACAACTTAGACCTTGGCTGGCCTTTATTAGAAAAAAATTTTTACATCAGAATTACCTAGATTGTTAGTTCAAAATGCGGAGCATCAAT